AAACAATAATGAAAAAAGAACTTCTCGTGCGAGTCAAACTAGAGAAAAAGAATCTCGAAAAAAAGTTTGGACTCCACCATCATCTTTAGATGCACCCCCTGCGCCGACAGGATTTCAGCACAGATGGATAAGAGCTGAAAGTTTAGGCTTCCAAGATACGAAAAATATCGCTGGAAGAATAAGATCAGGATACGAATTAGTTAGATCTGATGAATATCCAGATTCAGATTATCCACAAGTTGAAGACGGCAAATACAAGGGAGTGATCGGAGTTGGTGGCCTTTTGCTTGCAAGGGTACCGGAAGAGATCGCCAAACAACGTTCTGAATACTATGTTAAACAAGGTCAGGACAATGTTGAAGCAGTCGATAACGATCTTATGAAGGAGCAGCACCCAAGTATGCCTATCAATATTGATAGACAAACTCGTGTAACTTTTGGTGGTACTAAGAAATCCTAATTACAGAATTTCTAAAACCAACAGAGTACACTTAAACTTAACAATGTCTAAGGAGGACAACTACTATGGCTAATAAAGATAGCGCTTTCGGTTTAAAACCGATCGGAAAAGTAGGTCAGAACAGAGACAACCAAGGTTTAAGTGAATATAGTATTGCAGCTTCTGCAGACGCTATCTACTTTCAAGATCCAGTAAAAGCTTTAAACACTGGAACAATCGGAGTGGCAGCAGCAGGTGATGCTTTACTTGGTTCATTAAACGGAGTGTTTTTTACTGACGCTACATCAAGTAAGCCTACGTTCGCCAACCATTTAGATGCTTCTAACACAGCAACTGATATCGTTGGTTTCGTAAGCGATGACCCTTATGAAAGATTCGAAATTCAATCGGACAACACAACTGCTTCACAGCAGACTGATGTGTTCATGAATTACGACATCTTGTACACTGCAGGTGATTCAGCTAACTACGTTTCAAAAGTAGAGCTAGATGATTCAACTACAAGTACAGCAAGTGGTCAATTAAAAGTAATAGGAGTTTCAAAAGATCCTGACAATAATGAATTAGGTGCTTCGCACGTAAACTTTGTTGTTAATATCAATGAACACTTCTTAAAACAAACGGCTGGAGTATAAGGAGAATAAACTATGGCAATATCTAGAGGACAACTAGTCAAAGAACTAGAACCAGGTTTGAATGCTCTATTCGGCTTGGAATATAAACGTTATGAGAATCAGCATGCTGAAATCTACACAACTGAATCTTCAGACAGAGCGTTTGAAGAAGAAGTTATGTTATCAGGTTTTGCTCAAGCTCAAGTTAAACCAGAAGGAAGTGGAGTAACTTTTGACAATGCTCAAGAGACTTTCACTGCAAGATATACACACGAAACTGTAGCTCTTGCCTTCTCTATAACTGAAGAAGCAATTGAGGATAACTTGTATGACAGACTTGCTAGTAGATATACAAAAGCATTAGCTAGATCTATGGCGAACACTAAACAAGTTAAAGCTGTTAATCCATTAATCAATGGATTCGGTTCTTTCACTTCAGGTGATGGTTCGGCGTTGTTTGCAACAAACCACCCAACTATCTCTGGTACTGTATCTAATACATTAGCTACAGCCGCTGACTTGAACGAAACTTCATTAGAACAGTCATTAATTGACATTGCTGCATTTACTGATGAGAGAGGTCTTAAAGTAGCTGCAAGAGGTGTTAAAATGATTATTCCTTCTGAGTTACAGTTCACAGCAGAGAGACTTATGAAGTCTCAAGGAAGAGTCGGAACAGCAGATAACGATGTTAACGCAATCGTATCTATGGGTATGATTCCACAAGGTTACAGAGTTAATAACTTCTTAACTGACCCGGATGCGTTCTACATCATTACTGACGTGCCTAACGGTATGAAGATGTTTGACAGAGCCCCAATTAAAACGGCTATGGAAGGCGACTTCGATACTGGTAACGTGAGATACAAAGCTAGAGAAAGATACTCATTTGGTGTATCTGACTTTAGAGGTATTTTCGCATCACCAGGTGCATAATAATTAATTTGAATGAGGCGAGACACAATCTCGCCTCATTTAGAAAGTAAGAAGAAATACTCATGAAAAAATTTATAGTTACCATAAACGCGTACGATCATTATGCAAAATTTACAGTATCATCTAACGATGATCCTATTTCCCTCGAGCAAGCGATAGTTGACAAACTAGGACTAAATGATATAAAATGGGAATATGTTGGAGAAAATGTTTATGACTCCAGCAAATACAGAATAACCTATGAGGAGGTTATAAATGACGATGCAACCGCACATCCAGGATCTCTACAAGCAGAAGGAGACACTGGACCTAAAATGGAAGCAAGAGCATCTTAACGAGGGTAGATATACTCTCAATATGGTAAGGATCGACGACGAAGTTCGTAAGATCGTACAACATATTAAAAAGGCTGAGGCCAAAGAAGCCCACCTTAAAAATAGAGTTGATGCCATTGCTCCACAAGTTTCTGTAGCTACTTAATAAAAAAGCTACATCGTTGGAAAAAATCCACTCCACATCACAGGCTCTCTTGCACTCTATTCAAAACTAGTATATAAAAAACTTACTATACAATTAATTAGAATACTGACGCGTATAGTCGACGGCCTAGAGACAGTATTCGGAAACTAGGAGGATATAATTATGGCAAGTACTACGTTTAATGGACCGGTACGTTCAGAAGGTGGCTTTCAAATGGCTACTAAAAATGCAACAACTGGTGCTATCACAACAAGAATGAGTTCAGGTATGCCTGACCTAACAGGTTTGGTTTTAGCTGATACAGCAACAGGTGCAAATATTTCTATCGCTGATGGAATTATTGCGGTTGTAGACTACACAGGTGCAGCAGCGTGTGCTGTAGCACTACCAGCAGCAACTAGAGGTGCAATTGCAGTTTACGTTCAATCTAAAGATACTGCAGGTGGAACTAACACATTGACTTTCAATGCAGCTGGAACTGACGTTTGGGCAACTGGTTCTTTAATTGAATCAAGAGCAGCAGCAGAAGTAACTTTTGATACTTCAGCAGCAGGTGAGACTTCTTTAGTTTTCACTCCAGCTGACGCAGCAACTAATCTTTTTACAACAGGAAGCAAAATTGCTTTTATGTGTTTTGAAGATGGCGTGTGGACAATCGCTTCAGAAATGAGCGGTGCAGCTGATGCTACTACAGGTGCTTTTGCATTTGGAGCATAATAAATAATTAACGTGGGCCTTCGGGCCCACACAATTTTAATAGGAGAAAAACTATGGGTTACATGGGTGATGTAAAATCGAAAATATTTATCGATGACAACGCTACTTCCAATACATATGTTGCTGCAGCTGCTAGACCGACTTCAACGTTTACTTTAGCAAATTCTTCTTTCGGAACTAACACCGCAAGAAAAATTACTGCAACAACTCTTGGAGATGAGTCTACGATAACAGTTACAATTGTTGGAACAGATGAAAAAGGAGATGCCGCTACTGAAGTAATTACTTTACCGGGATCAGCGTCTACAACTGCTGGAACTACAACTGCGTTTTTGACGATAACTTCTGCTACAGTTAGTGCACAACCTGCAGCTAACGTATCATTAGGAATGACAGCTGACGTATTTGGATCTATCTTTCAAGGTAGAACTAGAGTTAGACAAGCAAACGTAGGTTCAGGTGGAGCTATTGGCAGTGTAGAAGTAAGAGACGCGAGCATTACTGGAACATCGTTACTAACTTTAAGAACACAAGGAACAGCAGGAGATATTAGCACGGTAAACATTCCGCAAGACGGAGTTGTTTTTAAAAATGGTGCTTACATAACTTTTTCTGAAGCAGATTGTAATTCGGTAACTGTTTATTACGACGGATAAAGGAGGATAAATGGCAACCTCTGGAACAACAACTTTTGAATCTACGTTTAGTATTGATGATATTATTACTGAAGCGTATGAAAGACTAGGTCGTTTTGATTATTCAGGAAACGATTTAAGATCTGCAAGACGTTCTTTAAACATAATGTTTCAAGAATGGGCAAACAGAGGTTTGCATTATTGGCAAGTAAAAAATAATTCAATTACATTAGTTGATGGTCAATCAGTTTACACAATGTTTAGATCAACAGATGATGGAACATCTGATGCTACAGCTGTATATGGAGTTGATGATATATTAGAAGCTGTGTATAGAAATTCTTCTTCAGTTGATTTTCCTCTTACAAAAATAAATAGATCTGCATATCAAGGTTTGTCAAATAAAACTCAAACAGGTGTGCCTACACAATATTACGTTCAAAGATTTATAGATAAGATTACAATTACTTTATACCTGACGCCTGGTTCAACAGAAGCAGGTAACTTTTTAAATTATTATTATGTAAGTAGAATACAAGATGCCGGTAACTATACTAACGAAGCAGATGTACCATATAGATTTGTACCTTGTATGGTTGCAGGTTTATCTTATTATCTATCACAAAAAATAAATCCACAACTTACACAACAAATGAAA